AAAAAAAAATAAACCATATTTAGAGGCAGAATAAACTGCCTCCTATATGGTAAATCAACTATTTAGATTGCATTTCATCAAATTTTTTAGTACAAAGATCCATAGCATCTAAACGTAAAGCTCCGACTATAAATTTAGCTTTAATTGAATCTCCATTTGCTAGCATATTATAAATTTTACATACAGTTCTAAAATTAATATCATATAAATTAGATAAGATATTAGTATATTTATCTAATACTTTTACAAATTCTTTATTATTAGCAGACATTAGTTCTTCATCATTATCGCTAATATCTGATTGCATCATAAAGAGAATAGATTCCGTAGCCCTAAATAAATTTTCTACATAGTCATTATTAAACTTTGTTTTATCTAATCCATCTTTGGCCATTCTAAATCTTATATTTTTAACAAGCAAATTACGCAATTCTATTACATAATCTCCAAGTTGTTCAGATTCAGAATATAGTTTGCGGAAATCAATATTAGGATTTAGTTTTTTAACAAACTGAGTCAATAGATCAATTTTATTAATTACCTTTTTATATTCCGCGTCAAATGGCATAATAGCTACATCATTTTTCAATTTAAATAAAACTCTTACATTTTTATATTGATAGAAAAAATCGCAATCTATAACTTTACATACTGTATCATATAGACCAAGATTTTTTAAATCTACAGATGCAATATCCTCTCTAATATATTTAATTAAATAAATCTCATCAAATGGATTATCTCCGAAATTGAAATAATCATAGACATTTTTAATTAGAAGTCTAATAATAATATTTTTATCATGCAATGGGTGGTTACCAAAATAAGTATAAGTAAACGTACCATCAAACGGGTCTCGTCTAATATTAATTGATTTTTTATATTTGCTATTAAGCATACTTAAAAATCCATATAAATCTTCTACTGAATAGTATTTTAGTATTTCTACAATAATTCTAGCAATACGATTAGTCGTAGATTGATCAATATGCTTATTAGGTTCTGGAACTACATCCAAACAGCTTACTGGCTCAGTTTCTTCAGTAAATAGATTTTTGATGTTAAAATTTTCAATTGTGTTTGTCATTTCTTTTTCCTCCGTATATTAAAACAAATGACCTTTAAATACACAGTTATAATATATGAGCAAAAAAGAATATGTCTATGGAGTTTAACTCCATAGACATATAAAATTATAAAGCACTATAATGAATAAGTAATGTGAAATACATAACAACTGATCTAGTATAACTATTTCTTGTAGCTATACGATTACGTCTATGAATATATCGTTTAGACGCTTGCATTAACCAGTTCTCTGTAATATCTTTTATTCTTAGAATATTCTTATCTTTAGTATTTGGTTTAGGTTGAATTGAATACTTAATAAAGTTTGCAGTTCTAACATCTTTATCTTTAGACTGAGAAAAATATGTATAAACTAATAAACTAATATATTCACGAACTTCAGTAAGTTGTTTAGTATCATTCTTAATGATATATTCAATGATATCTTTAATTTCATCAGTTCTAACTAATGAGTCAGCAGACATCTTACAATACTTATAGTTTACTGACATTGTGGATGCAATATTTACAGCTTTATCTATAATACGTTCAGCCATTAGATTATCAGTATCTGCTAATCTATATCCAGTATCAGAATAATCATCTGATGCATAAGTTATATACTGAGATTTATTTTCATATGCTTCATAATAAAGACTTGCGATATTTTTCATAAAAGATTTAATACGCCCATGAAGTTGTTGAATTAGATATACGCAATCTTCATCTTCAAAATCTCTTAAACGATCTTTATATGTATCGATCCATGTATTAGATACAGACTTAACTGCACCTAAAACACTTCCTTGAGTTTTAAGATCGAATTTACCAGTAAGCATATTGTTTACTACATAATCCATTACCCATCTATATTCAGCCGGTTGAACTTTCTTAAAGAACCCATAATGAATAGATGGATAAAACTTTCCAGAAAATGCGAGATTAATGATACCTAAATCAATGAGTTTAGGATCTCTAGTTTTCCAGAAATAACGTAAAAGACATAAAAGAATGATAGTAATCTCATCTTTTGCTGCAGCTGGGTTAAATGCAGAAATTGAAGCGTAATAAGTTTCTTGCATTAAATTATGAATATCTTTAATATTAATCTTTAGAGAGTTGCATAAATCATCTGCATCTTTTTGAGTAAAGTAGATTCTTCTACATGGTGCAATATCATATAAGTCTTCAGATCTATCAGAAATGAATTTGCCAATATATTTTTTATAAGCATTAAGATTCTTCTTAATTTGAGTTTCAATAATTGGATAGATTTTCTTTACAATAACGGTTGTATTTTTCATTATATACCACCTTTCTAAGTTATTGGATTGTTCAAGATGGCTATAAATACAAAAAAAAAGAAGAGCGGGATAAACTCGCTCTTCTTATAGAAGTTATCATTTTAGATAGCTTTTTATTAAGTAATTAGTAATTAATCTATTATTTTCTCTAAATAGATATTTTAGGTCATTCATATGCTCTTTTCTTACAATCTTATCAGATTCATATAAATGTTTAAACTTATATCCATCTGGTAAATTATACCTAGCATATAAGCTATCTAAATAATCGATATTCATTTCTAATCTAGCTTTATAATTAAGATCAATTGGGTATTTAGGATCTTTGTATAAAAGTTCATCTTCCACTAATATATTAATCAGTCTATTTACTAAATGAAATTTATGATCTAATACCACTAAAATTTGATCAGTTACCCCATTATCATGGCGTTTCTTTATTTCCCTAATAAGTAAAGTACGAGCCATATCTAACAACTCAAGCTTAGATAAATCTGATTGTTTTAGCATATCCCTATCTTCATCATATTCACAGAATTCGTATATGAATTCTAAGATATTATCAATGTGTAATAATCCGCCAATTTTATTCCTATATGAAAAAGATGAAAAGTATATACCAGAGATAAAGTCCTCTATGTATGGCACTGATAGAATTTGTTTCTTATCAACTTCATTTAATGCAAATTTGATATATTTAAATGCATCGATACCACCTAAAATATTAACATCACGGCTATAAGCTTCAGATACGATAATCCTAATAGCAGTATCATATGTAATATATGGATTAGTAGAATTCAATTCTATTCTTAGAGTGCCAGGTCTGATGTTATCATTTTTATCATATTCACAATCTAATGTAAATCCATATTCATAGAAATTTAGCATATGAATAATATCTTTACAAGTTTTATACTCGTTATCAGTATAGCCTGCTTCAACTAATACGTGTAGAACTTCTTCTAATCGTAGAAGTTTTTCTTCTACTTTTTCGCATTCATGTGACTCTTTAGATAAATCGATATCATAAAAATCTTTTAGATTAAAATCTTTAAAGACCCTATGATTAATAATATCAGATATTGTAACCATAATAATTCTCCTTGTTCGGATTATAAATCTAATTTACATTTTTCAATATATTCAAATATTTGTCTATTATTTTCACTAAGATTAAAGAATAACATGAGCGAATCTTTCTTTGCATTAATAGACTTATTATACACTAAATTGAATTTGTATTCTTTTGGTAAATTATAGTTCTTATATAATAAATCTAGACTATTTAAATAACTAGAAATCTCATCTTCATTTAAATGAGTTGCTGTTTTATTTGTAAGATATTTACCTTTGAATATTGTTGATATTATGTGAGAAGCGGCTTTGTATGTATTATTTAAATCATATAGCACGGTATTAACAACCCCAGCATTATGACGTTTCTTAATAACCCTAGCAATAGAATTGCGTGCATTTTTAAGTAAATCCTTTACTGGTAGATCTTCCTTAACAAAAGAAGTATCTTCAAATTTACAATATCTAACTGTAAAGTCTAAAAGATCAGATGCATATTCCGAAATACTACTATAATTTTTATATTTATAAGATGAGAAATATACACCAGTGATTAGATCAAATAATACTTTATATTCAAATCCATAATCACCTTCGTTAATCTCAAAATCAGTATATAAAGGAATTGAAATGCCTTTAAACATTGATACATTTGTAGCTTTATAATAATAGTCCATTACCATTCTAATAGCAGTATCATATGTTACATATGGGTTTAAATGTGGATATAGCTCGATAGATAAAGATCCTTTTTTAATAATTCTTAAATCCTTATCATCATAATCACATTCTAAATTAAACCCTAAACCTTCATTATTTATCATTTCTATAATGATATATGTAGGATCTCTATTTGGATCTTTTGTATAATCACCAATTAAATTTAATACTTCTTCTAATCGTAGAAGTTTTTCTTCCACTTTTTCACACTCATGCGATTCTGGGGTATCATCGATATCTACATAATTTTTTAATTCGAGATCTTTAAATGCTTCCTTACTCCATAACTCTTTTAATGTAAGCATATATATTCTCCTTATTTAGAAACATCAAAACATGATTCAATCCAATCATTTACAGAATGAATTGCGGTAGATCTTAACTTGATGAAGTTTTCAGTTAAAGTAATATTATTATCATATTCAACTACAGTATCAAAAATATCACTCAAGAATTTAGCTAGCTCATCGAATATTTCTAATATACGACCATCATTAATACGATTATCATAGAAGTATTCTTCATATCTAGGGAAGATCAAACCATCTAATAAGTATTGGAATTTGAGTAATGTATCGCCGTATTCATACTCAGCTATACCATCGAAACTTTCCCATAAGATTTTAGATCTATCATTTAGGAGTTGGTTATTCAAATCAGCAAGGCAAGGAACTGATATGAAATTATAGAAAGATCTTAGCATTAATCTAATAGCATAATCAATGCTCATTATTGGATTTATGCGTTTATTAAATGCAAAGTTCAATTTAACAATCTCTGAATCTGGTGAATCATATTGGCGTACAATAGTAACACCATACCCATATTCATTGAAAATATTAATAAAGTTATTAATATATCCACCTGGGATTTCTTCAGTTATAGAGTGAAGTACATTAAAAGCGGCTAGTTCTTTTTCCGCATCAAATTCAGTTTTAATATTATCTATATCTATAGTAATAGGGTCTCTTAACGCTAAATGCTCAGTAAATATTTTTAATACATCTTTTGAATCTAACATTTTACTTTTCCTCCCGTTTTTGCAAAGCCTTTTTAATATATCCAATGATATCACTACGAAGTTTACAGAAGTTCTTACGTAGACTTTCATTCGTATCATATCGATCTATAAAATCGCCCCCACTTAATTGAAAAGCTATAATATCTAATTTATTATAAACGCTTAAGATTCGATCATAAGTAGGATGTAAGATTTTATTGTCTAAATAAAAATCATAATAATGAGAGCCAAAAATACTACCTAATAAGAGCTCCATTAATAATTTTTCATCATCTTCTTCTAAATGCAAATCATCTATAAAGTCTGCTAATTCTTCAGGTTTATTAAAGATATCTATATATACGTCAACTACACCGAGATATTTATATAGACATACTAGAGCAAGAAAAATTGCAAGATCAGTACAAATCAATGGATTTATTTCCTTATCATAATAGAAAGTGTAATCATCAATATTGAATTCAAAGTTATCAGCATTTATATCTTTCTGAGTATCATCCCAGATTACACATCCAAGGTGTTGGTCACTAAATATATCAATAAATTCCCATACTTTAAAGTCTTTATTTTCCTTATATATAGTTTCTAGAACTTTAAGAAAGTACTGTTCCTTTTCTGTATTATTTTCAGTTTCTTCAGTAATATCTAGAAAATTTATTAACTCTAAATCTCCTGTGAAGATATTACCTTTTAAAATATCATCTAATGTCATTTAACTTACCCCTTTGCAATGAAGCAATAACACTTACCGTTAATTCCAATTACTAAATTATTTTTAGATTTTTCAGAAATTAACATTCCTTCAGATTTAGATGTGAGTATACAATCTTTAAATACATCATCTTTATATCCAATAGAATTACTATAGTAAGCATTTAATAAGTTAAGTAAGAAGTTAGGTATTGCTGTTTCTCTATGCCAAGTAACTTCAAACTTTATATTACGTTTCTTAATAAATCCAAACTGTCTTCGTTTTAGAAACTCAGATGTTATAGGATAATTAATATCTTCTAATTCCCTAAAAGCATCTTCAATTAATTCAATATCAAGATTATCACTTTCACCTAGTAAGTCTAATATTAAATTTTCGATTACTTTAAAGGATTTATCATATCTTTCATCTATAAATTGAAATGGCATTTGAGTATCCCGCATTCATTATTAATTGCATCGCTGAAAAACGATCTTAATAATATGAACTTCTTAAGTGGATCAGTTTCATCTATGATATTATAAGGCATTTCTCTCTTGAAATTATCAATCATGATTTCACTCAACTCAAAATATTTATCTATGATTTTCTTAGAAGTCATATTTATTTTAATTTCATTTACTTTAAGTAAATTTAATTCATCAATTAGTTCTCCATTAATTAATTTCATGATTAGATCTATTTCTTCTTCTTCTAATCTTAGATCCCCATTACGGCTCCAAAGTCTTTCTTCTACATCCCAATCAAATTCAGGAGTTTCATAGCCAGCGAATATCATATATTTATATAATTGCTTTACTACCATAATCATTAAATAATTAAATGACCCAAGTAGATCATACTTAATAACAAAATTATTAGGACGTGGATTAAATTTACTAATAAATCCATTATCATCAAATTCTAATAATGTACCAAATGAGAATAAGATGGATCTAGAATCAAATCCTGGAATATTATCTTTCATTAATTTAAGCATATGGTTTAATATATTTAGTTTATAAATTTTATTATAATCATCATCAAAATCATATAAAGTAAATGGAATTAAAGATGTTTCTTTTTTATTAAAGATATTACCTTTTAGAATATCATCCCAAGTAATATCTAAAGTTGTTTTTGGCTCTATTGCACTTAATGTAGATACATCAATTTTAGGTGCATCCACTTTAGTTACATCTACAACTAATTCACTATCAAGATATTTAATAATATCATCAAGATTTTCAATATCTTCTTTATAATAAGTAAAATAGTCATCTTCAGTCTCAATGCATAAGTCGCCATCAGCCGCACTATAAGATTTGATTTCAGATAATCTAATTCTTTCCGTTCCTAATTTTACAAACTTCTCCATTTTTTTCTCCTTCTTTTAAATCACTTTAGTTAAGCATAAATAAAATATTAGACCTAGAATCACAAATGCTTCGATAATAACTGCCCACATTAAATAATCGGCAATTTTATCTTGAGATTTTGTCTTATCTTGGAATGTAGATAATTTCACATACTCATTTTCTAATTTATTATTAATCAAAACAGACCATCTACTTAAACTATTAACCCTATTATTGACTTCATAAATTCTTTCATTTAAATTATTCAATTCCTTTTCAGCAGATTCTTTTAATGCTAAAAGATTACTAGCAGTTTTATATGAAGCTTCTCTAATTAATTCAATAGCCGCATCACTTTTATCAATTGAATCTTTAAGATCTTTAATATCACTACCAATACTGGTAGTTAGATCACTAAATTCAGTATTGATAGTTCTTTGTAGTTTTTCCATTTTAATATATTCCTTCCTATTTGGTAGTAAGTAAATATGTACATACGATAGCAATAATAGACATTCCAATCATTCCCTCTAATACGATGACCATGTATGCATGTTTGAAATATTTTTCCATTTGCATCATTTCACCTTCTTTATCCATTACTTGCTGTTTTAATCGCGCTACTTCGACATTTAGATCTTTAATT